CTGACGCTTGTTCTCAGGAGGCAATGTGCCGATATAGGTGGGTGAAACCACCTTACCGTCATATGCATCGACACCGCAGCTCTCTCTGAACTTTCCAGTCCAGAAGGACTTAGCGGCGTTTACCTTACAGTTGTATCGCTGTAGGTAATCGAGAACAAATTCCGCATCCGTGGATGGCACGATAATATCGTCGCCATACACGTAAATAGCTCTCGAAACTTTAAAAGAGTTTCGGTAGCTCACAGGAAGGTTGTGTCTTTTCAGCAAAGCCATTACACATAAAGTGTAAAAATACATGGCCTCTACTGGGAAACACAGAGCGCTACCCATGGAAGCGAACTTGCCTAGTGGTCCAATAATAGTACCATCAGGCATTTCCGCTTGCGTCGAACGACATGCATCGATAGAGTCCCTAAGATCGGGATTCGCACGGAACATGTAGAGAGCTAACGACCGAGGAACTCGATCGCTCGCATCTGACAGGTCAATCGTTGCTAATCGACCAGACCTCGACGCTCTAATCGCCAGCCGTTGGTTCCTCTTTTGGTCACGAAAATTAACGTGACTCTTTGTAAGAGGGTACGATTCGAGCACGTTATATAACACGTCTCGAATTCCCTGTTGCACAAATTGCATGCAACAAGGCTCTATAGCGATTATCCTTGGACCTTTCAACGTTTTCGGAACAGGAGTCACCTTTACAGGCAGCTCCTGATCTTGGCTAACGATCGTAACGTTCTTGAGCTCCGCATCTTCAGGTAAGGTACCCAACGGGTACCCGTTCCCTACGATCGGGAAGTAAGACTCAAGGCGATCATGCCAGTTCAGCCATACAAACTTACGGTTTCCCGCACGTTTGTCGGCTGTAGCTCCCGGACCGTGCTTTGGAGTACAATCATTAAGGCTAATATTAGCCATAGGATTGTCCCAGAGGACACGAGAAACGCGACAAAATTCGTCGTGTTCCTCGTCTGAGAGCGAAAACGTGTTGAAAGCGCGTTCAACTTCGATGAATGAACCCAGCGCGGCCTGTTCCCTTTCGGGTGTACAGGCGATTTCAACCTTTTTGAACGCCAGACATATCTGTCTGACAGATTCAACAAGAGTTGAGCGATCACTGGGAGAATATTTAGTATTCTGTTCATTGATGATCCTTCCTGTCTCACGGTCAAAAATCAGACTG